ACTCCATCGGGATCGGGTTCGGTGTGATCGGTGAGCTGCGGAACCTTGCCTCGCAGGGGCTGCACCAGGCGCGGATCGTCGGCGTCAACGTCGGGGAGAAGTCGAGCGAGCCGGGCAAGTTCAAGAACTTGCGGGCGGAGATCTGGTGGGAGATCGGCCGCGGTCTGTCGGAGCGGCTGGGCTGGGATCTGTCGGGGATGGCGAACGCGGATACGACGGTGGCGCAGTTGCTGGAGCCGTTGTGGGAGGTCGATGCGCAGGGGCGGATCTTTGTGGAGCCGAAGGACGAGATCAGGAAGCGGCTGGGGAGGTCGCCGGACAACGCAGACGCGTTGCTCCTGGCCTTCTACAGCGGTGCCCGTACACGAGTGAGGTGGTTGTGATGTTGAGCGATGTGCCGATGGTCAGGGCGGGGGACACGCTGATCGTTTGTGTCTCGGCTTCGATGACCGTGAAGGATGCCGAGATCTTCACCGAGTCCATCCAGCGGGGGATGCCGGGGGTGCGGGTGGCGTTCATGGAGAACGTGACGGGGCTGGCCGTGTTCCGGCCTGAGCTGTCCCGTGATGACGAGTCTTGTGGAGACTCCACAACAGGCGCGATGGGGGCGTGAGGTGGCTGTGGCCGGACGGAAGGTACCCGTGCGCAGGTGGTGGCAGGGATTGAATAGGGCTATGCCGGTTGTACTTGACGTGGCAGGGATTATGCTGTTGTCGAGTTCCGCCATGACGTTCGGGTTGACGGCAGGACTCGCAGCCTCCGGCGTCGGGTGCTTCTTCCTGAACTGGCGGTTCAACGAAGGCGGCAAACGCGACACGTAGACGGGAGGGGATAGGTGGCCAGAACCCTCCTCGGCGCGTTGTTCAACCGCGCAGCCACGGCCACCCAGACACCCGTTCCGTTCGCCTCCCGTACTGCCTCCTACAGCGGCGGCCTCTTCGGCAGCAACCGCACCGCCGAGGGTCAGATGCGCGCCATGAGCAGCGTCGGGACCCTGTTCGCGATCGTCGACCGCACATCGAACGCGACTGCCCTCGTCGACTGGAAGCTGTACCGCAAAGCCAAAAGCGGCAAGGACGAAGACCGCACCGAAGTCACCTCCCATGCGGCCCTCGACCTGTGGAACAAGCCCAACGCCTTCATGCCGCGGCAGGAGTTCGTCGAGAGCTTCCAGCAGCACTTCGACCTCACCGGCGAAGCCTGGTGGGTCATCGCCCGCCGCCCCGGCATCAACCTGCCGCTGGAGATGTGGCCCGTCCGCCCCGACCGCATCACCCCCCAGCCCGACCCCGAGACCTTCCTCAAGGGCTACGTCTACACCAGCCCTGACGGGCAGCAGATCCCCCTCGAACTCGACGAAGTCATCCAACTCCGCCGGCCCAACCCCCTGGACCCGTACCGCGGGCTCAGCCCGGTGCTGTCGATCCTCCCGGACCTGGACACGTCCCGGTACAGCGCCGAGTGGGCGATGGCGTTCTTCCGGAACTCCGCGCAGCCGGGCGGCATCATCGAAGTCCCGCAAGCTCTCTCCGATGCCGAGTTCGATGAGCTGCGGGACCGGTGGAACGAGCAGCACAAGGGCGTCGGGAACGCCCACAAGGTTGCGATCCTGGAGCACGGCAAGTGGGTCGACCGCACGATCAGCCAGCGCGATATGCAGTTCGTCGAACTCCGCGGCGCGACCCGGGACGCAATCCGTGAGGCCTACGGCATCTCGAAGACCGCCATCGGGGACTTCGAGGACATCAACCGAGCCAGCGCGCTTGCGGCGAAGGGCTGGTTTGCCGAGCAGCAGACCGTTCCCCGGCTGGAGCGCATCAAGGCCGCCCTCAACTTCGAGTTTCTGCCGATGTTCGGCGCGACCGCGCAGGGCCTGGAGTTCGACTACTGCGACCCGGTCCCCCCGGACCCCGAGACCGAAGCGACTACCCTCACTTCCCGCGTGAATGCCGCGGCCGCACTCATCGAGGCGGGCGCGTACGGTCCGGCGACGCTGGAGGCGTTCGACCTGCCTCAGATTCAGTTCGGGGCGCCGGGCGCGGACCCGGACCGCGAACTGCTTATCAAGCTGGTGACGCGGGCCCCGCTGCTCGCGCCGACGATCCTGCCGATGCTCGGGTTCGACGTGCCGGAGAAGCCCGCACCCGCGACGTCACCCACGGGCGCCCCTCCCACTGGGCCGGCCGAAGAGCAGTCCCCTGCCGTGGAGCCTGCCAACGCGTGGGAGGCCGCGGTTGCCGGGCTGCTGGGGACGGACGTTGAGGCGGCGATGCGGTGGGAGGTCGTTACCGAGCACGACGACAACGTGTGCAAGCCGTGCGCGGACAACGACGGCCACCTGTACCGGAATCGGGCGCAGGCCTATCAGGACTACCCGGGCGGGTCGGGCTACGTGAAGTGCGTGGGCGCGGAGTACGGCAATGACTGCCGCTGCAAGGTCGTCAAGCGCAGGAAGACGGGAGACGACGAATGAGCAAGTACGGCGTCCGCCCCGGGAAGCTCCGCCTCGGCGGCACAGGGCTGCCCGGCGGCACGCAGGTCGAGCTCGACGGCGTGGACATCGCTGGCGCTGTCACCGGGGTGTCGCTGCGTATCGCCCTGACCGACCGGCCGACGGCCGTACTCGACGTCGTGCTGCACGAGCTCGACACCGAGCTGGAGCGCCCGCGTGTGACCGTCCCGGACAAGACCCGTGATCTGCTGGTCCGGCTCGGCTGGACCCCGCCCGCCGAGGAGGCCACGCCGTGAACATCGTGATGCCCGGTAAGGCGGCCGCGTTCGCCGCGAGCCAGCGGGAGCAGGCCGACAAGCTGCGCGCCCAGCACGGCATTCAGGCGCAGTCCTGGTACCGCATCACCAACGCCGCCTCGACGGATGAGGCCGAGGTGATGCTGTACGACGAGGTCGGGGGCTGGTTCGGGGCGACTGCCGACCAGTTCATCGCCGACCTGCGCGGCGTGACCGCACCGAACCTGCGGGTACGCATCAACAGCCCCGGGGGCAGCGTTTTCGAGGGCATCGCCATCGCCAACGCGCTGCGCTCCCACCCCGCGAACGTCACCGTGCAGGTCGACGGGATCGCCGCCTCCATCGCCTCTGTCATCGCGATGGCCGGGGACCGCGTCGAGATGGCCCCCAACACCATGCTCATGATCCACGACGCGTCCGGCCTCTGCATGGGCAACGCGGCCGACATGGAAGAGATGGCCGAACTCCTCGACCTCATCTCCGACAACATCGCCGATGCCTACGCGGCGCGTGCGGGCGGCACCCGCGACGAGTGGCGGGCCCGCATGCGGTCCGAGACCTGGTACCTGCCCGAGGACGCCGTCACCGCCGGCCTCGCCGACGAAGCGACCAGCGTGCCGAAGCAGGGCGAACCAGCCGCGCCGGACGAGGAGGACGAGCCGGACATGGCCCGCGCCTTCGACCTCGCCGCCTACGGCTACACCGGCCCCCGCCGAGAGGAACCGAAGGCCGAGGCGCAACCGACGCTCGTCATCAGCGTCGCCGACCTCCTCGACGAGGACACCGTGACCCGGTTCCGGGCCGCCGTGGCCCCGCCGGCCGAGGACACGACTCCCGTCGAGCCCGCGCCCGTGGTGGAGCAGCCCGCTGAGGAGCCGGCCGCCGCTATCGAGCAGTCCGCCGCCGAGCCCGCGGCCCCGGCCGCCGAGCCCGAAGACCCGTGGGCCGCCCTCGTGGCCGGCCTCGTCCAACCCCCATCCGACCCGTGGGCCGCAGCCGTGGCCCACTTCACCCGCAACACGTCGGCGGCCAGCTCGGCGACGGAAGCAGCCTGAAGGAGGCAGCAGTGGCAACACCCACCATCCCGAGCAACGCCGCCGAGCTGGAAGAGATGCTCGCCGACCCCGCCAAGGCCGGAGACGTCGTCAAGTCCCCCAAGGCCCTGACGGAGTTCATCAACGCCTACGCGGACAAGCAGCAGGGCGACGGCACCGACATGCAGCGGCAGATCGCCGAGGGCGTGCAGCGCGAGTTCGCCAACATGCTCCGCGAGAACGGCGCCAAGGCCGGCAAGGACGAGATCAAGCGTCTCAACCTCGACCCGCAGGCCAAGCGCGGCAACCAGAACATGCTCACCTCGCACCGGCAGGGCACCGCCCACAACCCGGAGGCTCCGGGCGCGGTCCTCGACGAGACGTTCGCGAACAACATCGACTACGTGCGCACGATCTGGCACAAGAGCCCGGAGGCGTCGGTCGCGGAGAAGCTGACCGTGCTGCGCAACGCGGCCGGTTCGGTGTCGCCGTCGGACGGCGGGTTCCTCGTCCCGGAGACGCTCCGCAGCCAGTTGCTGCAGATCGCGCTGGAGATGTCCGTCGTGCGCCCGCTGGCGACCGTCGTGCCGATGGACAGCGCCCGGGTGCCGTTCCCGATGATCGACAGCACCAGCAACCAGAGCTCCGTGTTCGGCGGCATGGTCGCCTACTGGGGCGAGGAGGGCGCGGCCCTCACCGACTCCAACCCGAAGTTCGGCCGGGCCGAGCTCGACGCGAAGA